CCGTCTTGCCGAATCCGAGGCTGAACTGCAGCACGACGGTACCCGTGGCCGGCGTGGTCTCCGGAATGTTGAGGTCGAGGTTGAAGCCACCCGAGATGTCGGCCACGGGCTTGCTACCGGGCCCCAGGTCGCCCCTGCCGAACGCCGTAGCGCCGGCCGCGCCGGCCAGGCCGGTGAAGCCACCGACCGCGCTGGGGGCGTTGGAGATGAGGTCGTACACCACTGTCGTAGTGCTGTCGCCCCCCTCCACAGGCCAGTAGGCCACCGGGGTGGCGCCGTATACGAAGGCGCGCCTCATGGCCGATTCGAGCACCGGTGCGTTGGGGGCGAGCAGGCGGCGCAGCGGTCCGGACGCCACCAGGTTTACCCATGCGTCCTGGCCGCCCGTCGTCCACTCGGAGGGCCACTCCGGGATCTCACCCCAGAAGCGCACCGAGTTGCGGCGTGTGACGAACAGCTGAGTATTCCGCCCGATCAGTCCAAATAGGACAGACGTAGGATTGCGCGGAGAATACTTCCCGTCTCGGTTGTTGATCTGCATACGCGCATCACCGGCGCGCGCTTTGGTGTCCGTCGCCGCCCTCCCGCGCCTGGTCTTGATGCCGGCCGAGAAGCGCACGTCGCCGCTGATGTCGAGCCGAGATCCGTTGTTGAGCACCAGGACGACCGTCGGGGCGTCGGGATACTGCGGCCCGGCCGCGGCGGCGCCGCTGAATTCGTCGTCGCCCCATTCCTCGTCCTCGTCCTCGAACAGTGGTGCTGTCATGGTTTCGTCGCCTCCCTCCCGCGCCGGTGTCCAGCTCGACGGTACCTATCGACGTTCGTCACTCATCCCAGACTATCCAGCAGGCCATGCTGACGGTCGATCCCATCGTGGCGCGCACGCGCAGGAACTTGGACACGGCGACGATGGGGCGCTCGTCCTTGGTGAACTGGTAGCCGTAGCGGAACTGACTGTCCGCCGTCGCCGTCAGGATCTGCTGGTCGAACAGCCGGGTAGCGGTGATGGAGCCCTCCACCGTGAAGGTATAGCCGGTGTTGCCCGTGCCGAGCGTCAGCAGGCTGGCCGGCGCGCCAGGGACGAGCGGCTGCACACCGGCCGCCACGTGCGCCGCGCCGCTCGTAGCGGCGACGTCGGTCTCGATCAGCTCCACCACGCCGTTGGGCGGCCCGTTGAGGTTGAATCCCCACGAGATGATCTGAATTTGTCGCGTGCTGGGCGTGGACAGCTGCAGCATGGTCTTGATGGCCGTGCCGGTGAGCACGGTTGCCGTGGCGGCGGTCGTGGCCATGGCGCCGTTGTAGCACCTGTAGCGATGCATATCGATCCCTCCTAGATTGTGGTGATGCCGAGCACAGACCCGTCGCCGCCCTCGACACGCACGTAGTCACGCAGCAGGGAGGCGAGCGCCCGGCCGAACTCACCGGCACCACTGGCGTCGACGACCAGCTTCACGAGCACCTGCGACGCGCCGCCCATGCCGGCCATCAGGCGCCCGCTGTCGCCCGTGGTGTGCACGCTGGTGCCGGAGGGTAGGTCGGCTACCTCGGGCCCGAACTCACCCACCAGGACGCGACCGGAGCGCGGCCCTCCGCTGGCCGCGGCGCCCACCACGCCGCCGTGACCCTCCTGCCGCCCCTGCTGCTTGGCCTTGTCCATACTGCTGCCGCCGACCTCGGAATAGTGGATCACGACGTCGGTGTTGATCGACTTGGGGATCCTGTCGAGAGAGGCGATCAGCGCATCTACGGCCCCGGTGTTGAACCCCAGCTGTTTGAGGACCGCGCGTAGTTGGGATATCTGCGACTCGAAAGCGGCGTTGGCCTGGCTGGTCGCCTGCTGGGTGCCGTTGCCCGCGGCGATCGTCCGCTCGCGTTGCTGTTCCAGCTTGGAGATCATGTCGGTCACGACGAGGATGTTCGACCGTCCGGCGTCGGAGTTGATATCCAGCGTGTGCGCGTGACCCTCGACCGCCTTGGACAGGTCCGCGAATCCGGCCGCGACCGCCACGTTGGCGTTCTCCAGTCCGAGCGCCACGTTGATCGTCGAGGTGAACATGTCGTTCAGGTCTTTGAGCGCGTTGCGCGCGTAGTCCGCCGACGCGCCGAAAGCGTCGGTGGTCGACGCCAGCCCACCGACGCCCGACGTCACATCGGTCAGCTTGGATACGGTGTCGGTGCCGAGCAGCTGTTGCCAGAAACTGGCGCCGACCGATGCCCCGCCGGTGAGGAGGGCGGCGGCGATCGGATGGTCGGTGACGTAGCCGTACGTGTTCTCGGCTGCCTCGGTAATCTTGCCGAACCCCTCGACCACCAGGCCGGTAACCACGACCAGGTCATGCAGCGCCTGAGCGCCTCCCTCGGCCCCGTCGGCGATCGAGGTGAGCGCGCTCTTGGCCGCATCGCCCAGAGAGGCGATGTCCGGCCCGAGCTGCGTCAGTAGTGGACCAGCCCTGTCCGCCACGTAGGCCAGGCCCTGGCCGATCGAGGTGATCGCGCCGGCCACACCATGGGCGATACCATCGACGTACTTCGATAGACCCTCGAGGGTCTTCTGGATGGGCAGGCCGCTGATGGCCGCGCCGAGCACCTTCACGGCGCCGAGGACCGGTTGGACGAACGACGCGCTGCCGGCCATCCACGCCGCTTTGATCTTGTCCAGCTCGGCCGTGAACGCGATGCCGATCTGTGGCGCCTGCTGCACAGCCCCGACGATTCCGGCACTGATGCCGGCCAGCCCGATACCTGCGATGGCCGCTCCGGCCGCGGCGGCTACCGCCGGAATCGCGGCCAGCGCCGCGACCGCCGGTAGCGGGCCGATCTTCACATCGTCGGCGAGGCCGGCCAGCTTACTGCCGAGACTCTCGACCTCCTGGCCTGCCTCGCTTCCGAGCTTCTTGAAATCCCTGGTGAACTTCTCCAGAGCGTTGCCCTGGCGGTTGACCTTATTGAACTCCTTGAATACGTCGACGTCGCCGGTCTTCTTGAACTCCTCACCCAGCGAGCGGGCGGTCGCTCTCAGTTCCAGCAGGCGGCGCTCAAGCGACGAAGCCTCGCGCTCCTCAGCCTTGAGCTTGACGCCGGTCTTCTCAGCCGCCGTGCCCAGCGCTGTGGTGTCGTCCTTGGCGTCCTTCAGCGCGCGGCCGGAGAGGTTGGTACCGGTGACCCTGATCTCTACGTCATTGCTCATCGGACCCTCCTCCCCGCCCTACTATGTTGAGGTACCTCAGTAGTTCGACGTCCTCGGCGAGCAGCGCAGACGGTAGGCACTTGAACCTGTCGCAGAGCCCGACGATCAGCCGCGCCTCCGCCAGCTCTATAGCGCTTCCATCGGAAGCGAGGAAAGCTCCGGCGGTGTAGCTGCCGAGCTGCCGGCCAAAGGGAGCGTCACGCCCGAGCCGGCCTCCAGCCACGCCCTGGTGATGGCCAGCAGCATCCACAGGTCTTCCTTGCCCAGCTGCTCGGCGGTGCACGGAACGGGCCGGTCGGCGTCATCGGTGAGGTTCCAGTCCAGCAGTTTGCCCGCCAGTAGATCGAGAAGGCGTAGCCGCTCCTGCTCATGCTCGACGTCGAGCAGGTCGCCGCCGGAGGAGGTGAGCCTGGTCATCTCGACGTACTCACCGATGCTGGCGCCCCGGGTGCGCACCTCCAACCCCGCATAGACGCCATCAAAGATCAACTTGTACGTACGCCGCTGAAACCCCATCGATACTCTTCTCTATGCCCAGGTTGGGACAGTGCCGTCGGACAGGACTCCCGGCGCTGTCCAGGTGAGCGCACCGTCCGCAGCGCGCGTGAACGAGTAGTCCGTGAACAGCGTCTCGTTGGCCAGGGTCTTGCCGCCGATACCGAGGCTGACCGTCCGTGCGATGGCCGCGGCGAGCGGCACTGTCTTGAACACGTCGTGTGAGCTGGGCGAAGCGGCGAAGTTCGCCACCCCGTTCAGCGTGACCGAGAAGTCGGCCAGCAGCAGCAGCCGCTCAAACGCCGTTTTGTCGACGCCGGTCACGTCCTGGACTGCGCGGGGGGTGGCAAACTGGAAGTTGGTCACGTCGTTCTTGATCGCCTCGACCGCACCACTGTTGTCGTCCACCGACAATGTGGTCCAGGCCAGTCCTGTCTGCTTTGCCATGGTGCTCTCCTCGTCTCAGCCAGCGCTGTGCGCGTCTGCGATGGCCTGCTGATGGTTGGCGAAGTCGTCTACCCAGTCGGCGACGTGCATCTCGATGGCCGTGTCACGCCTGGTGCGCCAGTCGGTGCGCCAGTCCCCACCGCGCACGAAGTAGAGCGGCTCGCGTTCCAGCGTCACGGTGTGCTGACGGTGAAGCTCAGCCCGCTGTGTAGTCGAATCCAGTTCGCCGCCGCCGCGTGCTCCGGCACCGATACGTCGAGCAGGGTGCGCCAGCCGCGCGCCTGCCGTTCGCAGCGCACCTCCGCGCACGTGGCGATCCGCCTGTGCGTGGAGATCGGCGCGGCCAGCGCGTACGTCTTCATCGCGCGCTCGGGCAGCTGGGCGGACGCCCGGTTGAGCCAGATTGGATCCATTGTGCCCTCCTCCTAGAAGACCGGGGTGGCCGTGTTGCGCACGAACGCCACGTAGAACGTCGCGCTGGTGAACGTGCCGCTGGTGACCACGCGCACGTACTGCCGCACGGTGTCGGTCACGCCGGAGGCGAGCCGCTGCCAGGCCGGAGCGCCGCCGCTGGTGACCGACGTGAACGCGCCGCCGGCCAGGTTGGCGAAAACGGAGTTGTTGGCGCTGTCCTGCAGCGTCACCACGACGTTGGTACCTACCACCGCGGCCACGTGGAGGTAGGCCTGCCAGCCGAACGCCGTGCTCACCGTGGTGAGGTCGACGCCGGTGCCGTTGGTACCCGTCGTGTCGGTCTGTACGCCGGCGCTGACCGCAACCCCCCACTCCAGCCCGAACCCGTTCGCCATGGCGCTCACGGCGAACGTGAGGCTGCCGTCCTGCGCTCTGGTGCCGTCGTACCCGATCTGCTTGGCGACGATCGACGCCGCGGGTACCCCGAGCGCGTTGCCGTGCGAGTAGGTAACCGCAGTGTCCACCGTGGGCAGCGCGGCCAGGATGGGGTGCGATGCACCGGCCGCCGGATCGAAGAAGCTCACCAGCTCGATGCCGCCGTCGACGTGTCCGAGCGCCCGCGCGTGCGCGGACTTCGTGATGTCGGTCAGGTCGATGGGCGGGACGTCGCCGCCGATCGCGGTTCCGCCCACCAGCAACTGATCGCCGAGGCCCGATGTCTTCGCCATCAGTTCACCTGCACCCAAACGTCATCGAGCAGTACCGGAATTGTGATATCCATGACTCTAAACTTCTTACCGTCCTGGTCGACGTAGCCCGCTCGGCCGCCGAGCCGAACCCCCGACAGTCCCAGCACGTCGATCGACAGGGCGTGTCCGCCGACGTCGAGATCGCCCTGCATGGCATCGAGAAAGAGGTCAGCGGCGTCCAGGATGTTCGGGTCGATGCCGTCCTGCGGCTCGGCGAGGAAGTTGGACTGGACGCGCGCCAGCCAGGTCAGCCGCACTGACGTGGCGGCGAGGCCGGACGTGCGCGGGTCGGCCGCGACCTCTTGCAACCAGATCGAGCAGTACAGGCCGCGGCCCGGGGCGCTCTTTGCCTCATGAGTGTTGACGCGCTCGAACACGCCGAGACGCTCAGCCTCGCTGATCAGCACGTCGAGCACCTGCCGCGAGCGGCCCAGCATCGTCATGGTCAGTCACTCATCCTGCGCCGGATGGCGCGCTCGGCGATGGCGGTCGCGCGGCGCTGGACGGACTGCGCCACGCGTCGGTAGGTGGCGTAGCCCTTGAACCTGGTGGTCCGGTTGCGCGAGCCGACGCCCTCGATCCACGGCCCGTAGATCACGCCCCCGTCGTCGACCACGAAGTCGTCGCCGACCGGATGGGCGTCGACGCCCTCCTCTAGCCGCATGGTCGGGTGGGTGCGCAGTACCGTGCCGAAGACCTGCAGGATGTTCTGCTTGGCGTCGTCGGCCACGTCGCTGAGCGCATCGTGCAGCCCTGCCTCGATCTCGCGCTCAAGGGTGCCGTCGAACAGAACTCCTCGAGCGTCGACCTCGATCGTGTAACCCATTAGACCGCCCCCGTCCTGCCGCGCCGGCCGCACGCGGCGATGGCGTCCTGCTCAAGCTCGCGGATGCCGCGGCCGGTCCACTCCCGCTGGGCGTCAGTGGTGCCGATCACCCGTGCGTAGCCGGAGCCCTCCTGCAGGAGCTCGTTCAGCGCGTACGCCACCGTGAGCGCGACGACCGGCCCGGGGTAGGCCTGCGCCACAATGGGCGCGTTGATCAGGTGGGCGGCGGCCGTGGTGCCCAATACGCCGCGCTGCAGCGTCACCAGGCGCGGCGCGTACACGGTGTCGGCGTTGGTGTGCGCGGCCAGGGTGCTGCCGTCGTAGGCTCGCTTCACCACGAGCGTGTTGCCGGTGATGTCCTCAATCAGCATGCGCTCCGTGCCGATGGTGACAACCTCGCCGATGACGTACAGAGTGCCGTTGCCGACGCTCGCCCCGGTCGCGCTGTTGAGCGAGGCCATGTCCGCCGTGATAGTGGAGACGCTGGAGCTGGCCTTACCGGTGACCACCATGCGCTCGGTGT